CATCATCGATATTAACCTGACCCTCAACAATTCCCATTCTCGGAAAAATGGCATGGCCTAATGAATCAAGCGTGTCACGCATAATCTGAGATTTGGCGGCTTGGATCGGTATGAGGTAGTCTGCCGGACAGGAACCAATGGCGGTGTGCGGTTCGGGATCGGGGGAGAAGATAGTAATCGGTAGATCATCCCAAGGCATCGAATTAACGATGTTTAAACCGTTGCCAACGGTGCAGACTCGGATGCGTTCATCGATACCATCGCCATCCAAATCGTAGAATAAATAATGTTCAACATACAACACATCCTGACCAGCGGGGTCGGGGCGGTCGGGGTACATGACCTCACTCAGAGGATTTCTTGCTTGTTCCGCCTCAAACTCAGCCGTATCAACTGCACCACCGGTGCCGGAATATTGTTCCATTTCATCTTTGTCGTAACCCATGGCGACCAATTCGCTTAACGATTTAATCATGCGATGTGCCACATAAGGGGCAGTGTGAATGTCTCTGGCTGAACGCGAGATTAAAACTTCTTCTGGTGGAATTGCCTCGATCACAACCTGGTCTTTAGGTTTGATGCGTCTGATTTTTAAATCATAACTCACCGGCATTTCCTCGGTAATTTCATCACCGGTCATTTCGTTGACAATACTAATGCTTTCCATGGTCGCAGATTCTTCAACCACTTCGACATTATCATCCATAATCAATGCCGTGTATGACTCTGGCGAGAGATTGGTAAATTCGTGGCACGTTGACGTGATCGAATCATCCCAATAGGCTTTGACAAATCCGGTTTTTCTCACCAGAGCATCTTTAAAGGCATCGTATAACACATTAAAACCAGGGTTCTTCTCCTGGATAATATGATTAATATAAGCGGTTTGTTGTTCGGCTAGGGGAATATCCTCGGCGGAGTGGGGTACAAACTCGACCACTTTTTTAGTACCAAAGAAGGTACGCATAATCGATGGCAGCATAAATAACACGCTGTCTCTAACATCGGTGGATATATACTCGGACTGCAACTCAGAAGTCGCGCCTGGGTCTTTGCCTAAATAATAACGAGTGGCCTCGTCACGCTCTTGTCCAATTTGCTCAATAAAATCTTTTGCCGACTCCATTTCGCTTTTGACGATAGCTTGCAGATCAAGCATTTCATCTTCGCTTTTTATGTCTTTATCCGAACCCTTGGTATCTGTATATTCCATTTATTTTTATCCGACTCTTATAATTTTTGACTTGAGGGGTTTTTTGAAATTATACCCCATTGAAGAAATTGTGCCACCTGTAAAGGTTGCAGCGGTGCTTGCCATCGTCAAGGCAAGTGCGTCAGCTTTATCGGGAGACTTAATGCCGCGCTTACGCATTTGCTCTTTAGCCTCAATTTTTATCTTGCCAGCACTTGTATAAGTGTATTGCGGACTGGTCAGCTCGGCAATCAACTCATCGTCTTGCGGCAAGCGACAATCACGCTTGGTCAGCCAATCCTTAATCGCAAACCATAACTCGGCGCGTAGGTTTAAATAGTTTCTGCGACTCGCTGGCGATTCGGCAACATTAACACCTCTGACCGGTAGGTTTAATTCAGACAGGCGATCCACAACACCGGAGCCTAGACCAATGACATCGACCAGTATTTCTTGCGGTTGGTTCATAGAGGTTGCTGAGTCATAAATATTTTTAACAGCACCGCAAAGCTGCATCAAATCCATTGAGCGAAAGGTTTTAATTTCAAACACGGTATTACCTTGACGAATACACAACGCAGAATTATCGGAGCCGAACCTGGCGACATCCAAGCCCCAAACAATCGGTTCTGAGGCGGTTAGCTCAACATCTCGATTAACCGCAGCTCTGGCTAACTCAATAGGAATAACGGTATCGTCATCGGCTTTTGGAAACTCACCCATCACCTCGACACGACTCACAGTAGAATCATCACCGTATTGCTTAATCATTTTATGAAACAATGCCTGGTCGGTGCCTTCAACATCACGCGAGTCGATTTGCTCGTTGTTCCAAAACTCACGCTTGGAATGAAACGAGTCATAAAAAGGGCCAGTATTACGGCGCGGGTTGGAAAACGATAACCAGAAACGATTTTTAGTCGGCTCGGTGAAAAAGCCCTCGGACACGGAATAAATAGGCGCGGGAATACCGCTTGCCTCATCCATAATCAAACACACGCCATGCGAGGAGTGAATACCGGCAAATGCGTCTGGGTTTTCCTCAGACCAAAGTTGGCTTTGAGCATAATAATAGCCGCAGTCAATGTTTAAATCTCTGACCAGCAATTCTTCAAACCAGGGTTGCGGCTTTAAGCTGGTGGCAGTTTTTATAAACCAGTGACCATTAATCGATAATGTCAGCCATTTGCCTAACTCAGCCCAGGTTCTCGATTTAAGCTGTTGTTCGGTATTGGCGGTGACAATAATGGTAGAACCAAGACGCGTGGATAACATCCACAGGATAATCCAGGCGACCAAGGCTGATTTACCAATGCCTCGACCCGATGCAACTGCGAGTCTAAACATCTCAGGTAGGTCGATGGTTTCGTTTTTTCTAATATGATTGCCAATATCTCGTAAAATTTTTTCTTGCCACTCTCTAGGGCCAGTAAAGTCCTCAAGGGGGGTGTTTTCCTGTTGCCATGGGAAAATGTAGCGCACAAAGTTTAGCGGCGAGTCCTTAATGTTTAACGACCATATGTCGGTCATCAACTCTTCTTCTTGTTTAGGGGTGTATTTCATAACATAGCAACCTGTCTATCATCTTCCTTGTAAAAGGTTGAAACCCTAGAGCTTTTGTACTCTTCCCAAGGCACAAACTGGTAATACCTTCTAATCACCCAACGCTGAAATTTTTTTAACTCTCTATCTTGATTGTTATAAACCATAGGGTAGGGCATACAACCAAGATCAATAAGCGTGTTAAAACGATGAAATATGTCATCCCATGTCTCGTTCTTCTTAAACCCAATCAACATATAAACCATCAGGTGCCTCATAGGTATTCCGTTTCTAGCTAGTTTCTCAGCACCTTTTGTAAATATTTTTTCATCACCTAGGTTATCCCATGCGGTGTAGAGCCTTCTGGTTTTAAATTTTGCATCATAATATTTAATATTCGGTAGTGTCTCAGCAGCACGATCATCAACCAATCTAATGTTAATGCCTTGATTGAAACTCACTTTAAATTTACCATCGATAAGCTGATTAGCTTTCACCTCCCAATCGGGTTGTCCAAAGAAATCATTGTCCAATAACAATAAATTTTTCGGATATGGATCGCCTCGATAAATCTCATCTATCCAGTTGCTATGCACATTTTTACCTTCTTTTTTGCTTACAACACAAAATTTACATTTGAGGCGGCAACCCCTTTGTGAAAAACCGATGCTGTGTTCAAAATCAGGATAAATCTCATAATCATAGTTTTCATAAACAGGCTTACCGATAATTTGCTCTATTGTTACGCTGTTCTCAAAGCCTGTGCCACCAATGATTGCATTTGGAAAACTTTGCAAAAATTTTTGTTGCTTCTTCTCGCTAAAGGTAAAAATAGAAGAACCATAAACTCGGTCATATTCAGCCTCGAACATATCGGGTGATGTTCTTTTAGTAAAATACACATCATCGCCTCTAAGTTTGTGCCAGTGTGACAGCTTCATCAGTGCCAGGTTTGGTATCTTGCCGTCTAAATGTGTGATCCTTACTTTCATTGCGCTTCCCATCTAATCTTTATTTGTCCATCCGACTCTTGTTCTTTTCGCTCGGAAACATAGCCTTTGTGTTTAGGCTTTCTCGTGTTCCATAAGTGTTCCTTTTTTCTTTTCCTTGTCGTAGCCATAACCTTCCATCCAGCACCTTTTAAGCTCGAACCAGGCTCGGATTGCAATGTGTAAGTAATCATTCTTTCGCCCCCCATTTGTTGCCATATACGCCATGCTCTCGCGTAAAGAAACGAGCAAACATTTTTGGGGCTGTCTTCGGCTGCGCACAATCGAGTGATTTCAGCTGTGACCTGGTCATCCAATGCTCTTGCGACTGGGCGACCCACGATAGCAACGCCGAGAATATCTCCCTCTTCCAGTATCGCACCGATTGAAAAGCGGTGGCCTGCCACGGGTTTGTTGTGACGGTGATGGTCATACACATAGTCATTTGCAGTTTTAAGTGTCAGTGGTATTACTTTTAGTTTTGCCATAAAAAATTAAAAAATTTTAGTTCGGGGGTACGAAAACAACCGCCCCCCTCCCTAGTTTGAGGGGGGGGTCTAACAGCGATCCGGCTGCTGAAATTAGAGCTGAAACAGCGAGCCGTTCCTTAATAAGGAATGGCTCCACCCAGTGTTTATAGGCTTTCCCAGCCATCATTTGAACCAAAACTGGAACTACCTGGTTAAAGTTTGGGTTTTCGTTCGAGTTTGCCAACCGAAACACGCCCAAACTAGAACCCAGTTTAGGTTCCTGAACTGGTTTGGTGGTTTGAACTGATGCGCTCCCCTTATAATAGCCCTCAGAAATTGCAAATTCTTTTGTTGCAAAAGGTCTGAACACCATGCTCACAAGTCGATTCAAAGATTCTGTGCCATCTAAGCAAACCATCACTAACTATTCTTTTTTGTTATTTTTATTGGTTCGGGAGTGACATCTATTACTCTTTTCTTGGCCGAATCAAGCACATTAGATAAACTTAATTGATGATCGTGAGTTGTTTCAACCCTGTCTCTCCAACGAGCATCATCCCTGTTTTTTAAATAGAATATCTGAGCTGTGACGTTTCCGCCCATGGCGTTCTCATATAAGCTATTAGTGACGTTTGCTAAACCTTCCGCCACACCTTTTTCATAAGCCTCATTAAACTCTTTGCTGCGTTTACGGTTTCTGTTCAAGGTATGATAAGAACATCCTTGCATAGCACTAATTTGTTTTTGGCTCAATCCCCTTGAGGCAAGCTCTCTGGTTTTAGCTGCATCCAGCTTTATTCTTGGCCTTCCGCGTTTTTTCTTTGTTGCCATCTATTCACACACCTTACAAGCATCGTTATCATCATCGACAATCTCGCCTCGTTTTACGGTCTCAGCAATCTTCAAAGCCAGTTGTCGGCCAACAAAGCCACGATGAGTCCAATAAGCAGCGATCGTTGCCAATGATAAGTCTTGCCTTTTGTTTATGTTGTTAGTTTCATTCTTGTTTTCAGTTTCCATAATTATAACCCTATGGTAGTTGTATACTTTATTTAATTTTTTTTATAGTTTCATCAAAAGAGGTGTCTTGCCTCTCTTTGGTAAATTCTTCGGGTCTAATAGACAGTGTTTTTTTGTTGCCAGTGTTGTTTAAGAAAACGATAAGATTTCTCATTAGGTTCACACAGGCAAATATTTGCACCAATTCAGGATCATAAGCATCATCAGTGGAAGAGTGTTTAAGATTAAACTTGAATCTCTTTTTTTCTCGGTTGGGATCATCCCAGGGTTTGTAGGCACTCTTCACTTGAACGCCGTAAAACTTATCGTCAATCTCTACCAATAAATCCCTAGTGCCAGAAGCAATCGGTTGAAACACATTAAATCCTTTCATTAGAAAATAGGTGGCGGTCAGCATTTCGCCAGAAACGCCGTATTGTTTCTTGTAATGTGCCACTATAAAATCTCATCACACAAAATGTTCTCCACATCTTTTTCTTTAATCGGTGTTCTCTCCAATATCTCAACATGACCAAACGAATCACCTAGTCTTTTTTTTAGATCGAAGGTGTCTTTGTCAATCATCACAAACAGTTCTTTGATCGAGAAATACAAGCTGGGTTTCTCGGCATCAGCTAGAGCCACACATCGAGGTAAGCTCTCGGCATCCAAAGCGATAAATATCTGGGTATTGGTTTCAGGATGGTTCGTGACCCAAACCGAAGGACTTAACTCTTTAAAGCCCTGGTCTTTGGCATAAGCTACCAAAGCATCCAATCCTCTCATCATGCCCTCGGAGTGAGCTTTGATTTTTTCATAGTCCTCAGCAGTCATGGCCTGAGATAATAAAAACTTCTGTTTGACAAATCGTTTTCTCAAATCGGGGCTAATTAATTCCTGTAATCTATCCCAACCCCAATCAGCACTCACTTGAGACCTCTTCTTTAACATCTCGGAATAAGTCTTGTCAGCCTCCTTCTTTAGACTCGTATCAGGTTTTGAAAATAAATTGTTTTTTCTCATAAGTATAAAAGCCTCAAAGAAGTGCAATTTTTGCCTATGCCAACTGCAACCCTGTCTTTATTAACAGGGTTTGCATGTTTGCACTTTGCATCGAAGGTTTGCAGTGAGGTTTGCACCTAGGTTTGCACCCCTTCAAAACCCCTATGTTTATTGACTTTAAGTGCAAACCCCCAAGTGGGCAAAGGTTTGCACCCATGTTTGCACCCTGCAAACCTGACCCCTTTTTTAGGGCCATTTTCTGCAAACAGGGTTTGCACCCTAAAATTCTGGCTCATCGTCATATAACATAAGGCTTTTAGCTGTTTTTGCATCTTTATCAATAGTTGTGCTGCTCACACCCAATTCTTTAGAAATCTGCCTGTTTGATAGACCATCACCCTTCATTTTAGCGACCATTTCTATCCTTGATTCACGATCCGTTTTCTCTTTGGTGAGCAATCCATTGCCATATTTCCAGTTAATATCTGCCACATCATATCCGTATATGTGACGACCTTTCTCGAACCGCCAGATGAAATTGGTCTCATAATCTGCTGTGTCTAACCCCAATAATCCATCATCCGAGTCATCATCTTCTTTAACATTGATTGATATGACTCCATCCAATAGAATCTCTTTGCTCATTGAGCCTAATTGTTTGCCCGATTTACCCGCATGGTGCAGCATCCAAACCACTCGGTTCTCAGCTCTCATTTTAAGGAGTAGGGGATTAATCGTTGCCACAAACTCTTCTGCCGAGTTGTTGTCCTCAAATGCGGTCAGATTAAGTAAGTTATCCCATATAATAAAATCAGGCTGCACACGCTCTACTAAGTCCAAATACCATTCTCGACCCTCTGCGCTGGACAGTGCCGAAAGACCATCCACCTGGTCGTAGTGACTGACAATAAAAAAATTCTCATAGACTCGTTTTAATAGCTCATCTCTTTGTGCTTCACCCGCAAAAATACCTGTGGTCATTGACTCAAATCGTGTCTGTAATGAGCGAGGATTCATCTCTGCATCGAGCAAAAGAACCTTATAGGGCTTTGCTATATGATAGTGAGCAAAACCATAGCCCGCCGATAGGCATATCGCCATGTATTGACTCACAAGCGATTTACCCGACCCTGGTGGCCCGAATAACATCCACAGATCGCCATGATGTACGAGCTTATTGTCATCATCGCCAATCATCAGCGTCATCTCTGGGTACTTATGGTCTTTGAAATCGCCGTATTTTTGATAAATAACCCGTTTACCCACATCGTATTCATTGTCCTTGGCGTACTCTAAAATATTAAGCTGCTCACCCCTTTCAAACGCATCCATTAAATCGTCTTTGTCTGCAAAGTGTTTTGGCGGGTTAATAATCTTGTTCTTAATCCCCAAGAGCTTTAAATGCTCTTTAATTTCATTGGCACACTTGAAACCAGGCTCGTCTTTATCGGGCCAGATTAACACCTCGTTAAACGCCGATAACTGAGTCCAATCCTGATTCTTCCAGGAACCAGTGCCGCCATGCCATGTCACCACAACGCCATCGTAGAGAGATCGTGCGCCCAGATGGGCATTTTCCCCTTCAACAATCAAAGCGGGCAAGTCTTTATCGCCCTCGCTTGAAAACATCAGCGGAAGTATTCCCTTCGGGCGTTTCATTCGCCATGTACCATCTGGTAAGCGGCTAAACGGTCTAATCACCTTACCCTTAAAGCGCATTACGCAGAAGTCCTCTGAGTAGCGCGACACCAGCTCGGCATCCTTCGCCATGTCGTGCATATCGTTATTGCTGTAAGACTTAACCGGCTTGCTATCGCTGCCATTAATCACCACCGGCTTTAAATCCTCAACCCCAATCGATCTTAAAAACTGACTTACATCCTCGCCGTGATACTTCTTGATTAAACTGACCATGCCACCACCTTCATCTGCCTCGTGGTCGAACCAGGTGCCTTTAACCAAATCAACACTCAGCGAGCCATTATTGCCGTATCTAAGCTCATTAGCTTTGCTTAGACGCTTGTTCTCCTCGCCCAATAAGGCGATAGCTATCTCTTTGCTGTATTGGCTTATTTCAATCATTGAGCTTCCCATCTGAGCTTTCGCTGTGAATATATTTCTTGTACTTTCCGTTCATATTTATCGACTCTGCTTTTGTACCAACCAGACGGTTTATTAACTTCGCCAACAATTTTCCATCCAGCACCTTTTAAGCTCGAACCAGGCTCGGATTGCAATGTGTAAGTAATCATTCTTTCGCCGCCCATTTGTTGCCATATACGCCATGCTCTCGCGTAAAGAAACGAGCAAACATTTTTAGGGCTATCATCGTTGGTGCAGACACGATTGACCTCTACTGTTAGTCCATCATCCAACATTCTTGCAACGGGTCTGCCAATTATTGCCACGCCCACAATGTTGTCATCCTCATCTAACGCGCCAATAGAGAATCGATGACCGACACAAGGCTTGTTGTGCCTGTGATGCTCTTTCACATAAGCGTTTGCAGCTTTAAGTGTCAGTGGTATTACTTTTAGTTTTGCCATATTAAAAAGCCATCTAACCATAATATAAAATTCCTAATGGTCTAGGGGCGGGGCAGATGTAGGAGAACAAAACCCGCCCCTAGCCATGTTTGACGACATTAAAAAGGTATTTCTTCTGTGTTGTCGTCTTGGGGGGTTATTTGTGGTTCCTCGTACACTCCATTGGGTTCGTTGCTATCAAACTCATCCGAGGCAACCCATTTGACAATCTTAAACTGTGGCACTCTGGTATTACCTTTGCCCACTTTAATTGCCTCTGAGCCGGTGTATTCCACCACAGGGTATTTACCGTCTTGCTCACCCATTTGTGCGTGGATCTCCTCATAGAGCTTTTCAAACCCGATGTTGCTACCGGTGGTTGTCGTTGACCATGTTCTAAGGCCAATCTCTTG